CAACTTTACAAAGATATCTTTAGATCAGCACAGTGGGGAATTCACCATCCTACAGGCGATCCTGAAATCGCAGCAAGCGTATTTCACGGTATCTTCTTCGGTGCAGAATCTAAGTTCGAAGCATTACAGAAAATCGCAGACAGAATGTTTGCAAAGTTTGTATATCTAAATGGTAATCCAAGACTGATATTTGATGCAAACTCATATGCGTGGACAAGTGGTTCATATACTCATGTTCCAGAAATTAAGAAAATAGTCAATCAAACAAATGCGGCAGATATGATCTATCAGAGTGGGTCAATCGATAACATCTTTAACGTAATTAATGTTAAGTTTAACAATCCTGCAAACTATTTCAGAACAGAAGAAGTTCAATATAGAAATAGTGCAAGTATAACAAAATACGGTGAGCGTGAAACAAACATCGAATTACTTGGTTGCACAAATAAACAAGCGGCTCTATGGCATGGTGCTTGGATGTATGAAACAGAAGCATCTAACAGTGAAACAGTTACATATATCGCAGGTTGGGATCATTACGATGTTTTGCCGGGCGATTTAATTCACATCAATGACGGACTAAGAGTAGACTCAACAACAATTGGTGGACGTGTTGTATCTGACAATGGTGATGGCACAGTAACGCTAGACAGAGATGCTGGAACAGGTTTAATCGCAATCACAGATTCACTTGGTAACGTGGTTACTGGAACAGTAAACGGGACAACTGCAACAATTTCTACAACTAATTCGGAAGGTGTAGATTTGAATGGTGATAATATTGACGATATAACATTCACGGCAGACTTCGCAAACGATGCAGTATGGAACAAATACTCTGGAACACTAGTAGCAAACTATCGTGTAGTCGCAATTGAAGAGTCAGAAGACGGGATTTATGCTGTGACAGCACAGAAACATGACCCCGATAAATACACTAGAATATGGGCAAACACAGTCTAAACGGAGATATTAATGGCATTACCTAAAGAAATACCGTATGTGCCATTTGAGGAAACTAGCTTTGGTTATGGTTCAACAGAACTAGCAACTAATTACGCTACAGAATTCCCAAATGGCGATGACATCGTAAAAATTATAATCGAACACTCAAGCGGCAACTGGGACACAACTGGTCATTTGTCAACTCCAAGTAGCGGGACAGCAGTAGCAGTATACAATGCGGCTTATGCACAACTTACAATCAAAGGCGAGCGTGATGACGTTGATGTAGTTCTTGCAGAATTAAGTTTCTTTCCAGCAGACAAAGAAGAAACAAGAACTTGGGACCCAACAGAAGAATCACACGCTCTAAAAGCCAATCAAACAACTGGTATCTACTCAGACGAAGAACCGCCAGCAATTGGCGATACTGTATTTTCAATAAGAGCATATAATTCCAGTGATGTTGAGCAGGTAGCAGGCAATGTTACATTCGAAGTTACAGAAGCAGTGTTTGGTAATCAACGCCCATACTGGACAGTTGTCCCACAAACAGAAGATTTAACTTCAGCCGCGCACGGAACTGTAGCAGGTGGTCTAGTAGATTTCGGGACTATCTCACACGGTAGTGATACAGAAAACGTGCAAGTAAAATGTGAGTTTAGACATTACGGGTTTTCAAATTATACAACTGGTAATTTAGGCACGTTCACACTAGATGACGGCATCTATATTGGTGACAAAAAACCATCAACTACAAACAACACAGATAGCCGTTTTAACTTTACTGGTTCAGTATCAGAAGCACAAGCATTCTTAGATAATGTTCGTTATTATGATTCAGACAATGCAAAAACGTTTGACATGTTCTTGACAATCTCAGATGGTGTTGTTGGCTCATACGCAACAAAGACAGTTTACTTTAGTAGTAATGTTTTAACAGTTTCAACTGTTCCAGATGTCCATTATGTAGAAGATGATAATCCAGCATATTGGGATTTCGGTAATTTAAACTTTAATTATGCTAACATGCCAGAAGTAAATACATTCACAGCGACAATTACACTAGACGCAACTGGTCGTGCGAATTGTTCTACGTTTGATACATCTATCACAGTTGACACAGATTCATACGATAGCGGAACTGGTGTTCTTACAATAACTGATGACAATATCCTTGTATTAACAGCTGCACTAAGAAACTTACGATTTACACCAGTAGCAGATTTTAATTCAGCATTTACAATGACTGTTGATTTTACATTTTCTAACCCAACTGTTGGTTCAAGCTATTCAGCGGCACAACAAACTTTAAATGTAACGGCAGAAGAAAAATCAGAAGTTTCAAATTTAACAACTACGCACACTTGGACAGAAGATCAATGGTATGACTTCCCAGTAACAAATATTCCACAAATTATTCATGGTCGCAATGATGATTTTGATATTGTGTTTACACTAAGTGACACGAATGCAGGTGTTCTTTGGAGACACGGAAACGATGGGTTTTACAGAGTTTTCGGTAGTGGTTACAAACTAAGTGGAACACGTGACGAAGTTAACGCGGCACTAACACTTCTTTATTTTACACCAACAGCAGATTATGATTCAGACTTTACAATCTCATTTACAGTAGACAGAACAAGTGGCGATTTGACAAACGAAACACAATCTGTAGGTTCAATGATTATGAACGCAATTGCTGTATCAGAGATTAGTTTTCCTCTAGTCCGCCCAGAGATTACTTGGAGAAATAACATATCTAATGATTTTGTAAGTGGATTGCAGATTACAGACACAGCAGATACAATTGCTGGTTCTCCAATATTTGAATCAACTTACACTGTCAGAATGTTACTAAGACAACTTGTGAATGCATTTTCAGGTGTGCAAATGGAAACTGGTGTTTTAAAAATAAACAATGATTATATAGAATTACTAGATACAGTAACAGGCAATTATTCAAACTTTCTAACAATTACGGGCAGTAAAGATGTTGTAAACTTCGTATTAAGAAATCTAACATTTATTCCTGATCCATTGTATGCCGAAGACAACTCACATTATGTAGTATACGAAGTAACACGTGATGCAGATACTAAGATTATTCAGAATTATACCTCAAGTATTCTAACTTGGATAAGAGATGCTTTAATCAATCAAGACGGATATTCATATAATACACAACTGTTTGATTGGACAGAAGACACACCATTTGAGTTTGACAGTCAATTAAAAATTACTGAAACTCCAGCAGATAACGAAGATTATACATCAGCCAATGGATATGATGATTATTATGCTAGTAATTATCAAGTAAAAGTATTTGCAACATACGGCGCAGGTTCATTAGATATCGAAGAACTAAACTTTACATCTACAAATATCGGTGCCGCTACAATGACGGGTAGTGGGACATATTCAGATATGTTAACTATTACTGGTTCTAAAGCGGATTGTAATACTGCACTTGAAAATCTAAAAATGACACCAACATCACCAGACTTTACTGGTGTATCTGGAGAAACAAACTTTAGACTAGAAGCGTCTATTAAAAGACTGAATGATGGTGTCTTTATACACAATAGATCACACCCAATATCTACATTTAACAATGCTACACAAGTAGATAATTATTTAGAAACTTGGACAAATGTAGAATACATCGAAGATATCCAAGCACAATACATCTTCTCACATCTCAGTAATTTTATTAACGATGGGGGCGGAGATTTGTTTCCAACTGCCACATATGATGTAAGTGTTAGACTTGCAAATGAAACAACTGGTAAATTTGAACCATACGTTGATGAAGGTTATTTACTAGATGACGAATTAAGCATCTTTGTAAATGATTATGAAGTTCGAATTGTTGGTTCTAAAGCAGATGTCAACACAGCAATTCAAAATCTTCAATTTACACCATATGCAGATGTTAACACAAATGTTGATATTCATTACACACAGAAACGCACATATAACAACTCAACAGTGACACATGCAAATGATGTAGTTGTAACAACAATGATTGGCATTGATACTCCAGAATTTGTTTATGGGACTGCAAATAACAACATTCAGTATTTCGTAGCAGATGAATTCAGAAACGGCGTAGATACTACGAAAACAAGAGAAGATATTACTAATGATCTTGCAGACGTAGTTTTGACTCCAAAACAAATATCTACAAATCTTGGATTACCGTATGATGCTCCAATAACGGTAACTGATACATTTGAGGACACTGGTCCAAGTCTTTACAAAATTACGTTTGATGGCGGAACATTATTCACGCCACTAAACGCATCGTTAAACATCACAGACACAGGTTGGCAGACAAAAAGTGAATTAAATAATATTTTGAAAAACGGAATTTATCCAACAAATGTTATAGAATCGCACCCAGTTCCTGTAGATGAAAACGAAGTTCAATCAAATAACTTTACAGTAAATTCAGATGGCACAACACATGATGTGCAATACACTGTAAATTTTGAATTACATCGAAGAAGCGCAAGTGGCGTAGATGCAGTTATAAAAAGTGGTTCGTTAACATATCAATTTAAAACTGGATTGCAACTATGGTCATACGAACAAGTTATAAACTGGCCTGTATATAGTAATCAAGATTATTCTATAACAACTTCTTCAAGACGCTTAGATAAAAATTCACTTTATGGTGTTAAAAAATTAAATTTGTATTTCGGACAAGTTACTAAAGAAACTGATGGTTATTACATCGATACTAGCCCAGTATCTTGGGATGCTATTTCAGATAATTTAGAAGTCACAGATGGGATTGCGTCTAATCGTGCAGGAAATACTACACCATTATTTGATGTTCACTTCGCACTGTATCGTTACATTAACGAAGAACGAGAATCAATAACACAATCAGCAGAGTCTATATATCAAGTTGGTAATAGATTTATAATAGAACAGGCAACTAAAAGACCTCTTGGTGGTCAAGATTACAGTAGTTCTACTGGAAGATGGCTATTACCGATACAAATCGAAAGATCACACCTACAATTTGAAACAACGTTTGAATTGAAAGCGTGGACAGATTGGGGTGTTCAACTAAAACAAGGAAGTCCATCTGATCCTCTGATTTTGAGAAGTATATACGGACCAAATCCTGGTGACAGTTATGGTGGAAACATTAACAGATAACAACGGAGAAACACAATGACAATTTCAACAAGAGCAGGTAAAGGTTCTGCGTTGACCCACGCAGAATTAGATGCAAACTTCACAGATTTGGGTCTATCACACGGTGATACAACTATCGCATTGAGTGTAGATAGTGTTGCAGTTACAGGTAATGTAGCAAGCAAAACAACAACAGTTGGTGATTATGAAATCGGTAGCAATAACTATGCAGTTCATGGCTTTCAAGTAGATGGTGGTGATCAAGCATGGGCTGGCGTTATTCTTAAAGAACACAGTGGCTCAACTGGTAAACCAGTAGAGAGCCTAGCAAACCCAAGTTTCAGTTCAGTCATTACTGGTGGCACAGTTGCTTCACCAACAGCACTAGAAAGTGGCAAACGTCTAATGTCATTGTTTGGCGTGGGAACACTAGATGCAAGTGGAACAACACCAACATTCGCACCAGTTAATATCGTGATGGAAACAACAGAAACACAATCAGCAAGTTCTGTTGGTGGTAAGATTACATTCGAAACATCACCAAATGGCAGAGCAGAAACAACTCAAAGAACACAAACTCTAGAGTTACAAGATAACACTGTAACAATCAACACTGGTGGTAATGGCACACTTAAATCAGGTGGTATTCTAACACTTGATGATGCAGTAGTCGTTGAAGAAACACTAAACGTCAAAGGCAATGTTGATTTTGATGCAGACTTAAATGTTGATGGTGGTTTAACAGTAGATGGTTCAGTTACACTTGGTGATGCTACAGCAGACGCAATCGTTGTTAAGGGTGTTATGTCTTTTGCGGCAGGTCTTGGTGGTATTGCTATTCCATTACTAGACAGTGCATCAGCGGCATATCTAGACTCACAGGGTATTGTGACAAAAGGCGGTATTGCTCTTGTCACAGATGGTTCACGTGCAAACGTTCCAATGTTCTATGATGGTTCAGATTGGCGTTACATGTCAGATAGTGCAGTAATTTCATAACATAAATATCATTAACAACTCAGTTAATAGGTAGATTATGACTTGGAATAGAAGTAAAGAAATGAAGCAAGCATATATCGTAATGAAACTCGATATGATGCTT